AGATGGCGATGAGTACCCCCGGCTACAACATGGAAGAAGTTGAGCGCAGGGTCCTGAAGGCCATGCATGTCGAGGGCGCGGCGGTACTATACGACCCATCCAAGTTCAAGCCTGGTCCTGACCCCAAGCTCGCTCTCGAAGCCAAGGCACTTGAGCTGAAGGCACAGGCCCTGAAGAACGCCCAAATGGAATTCGCAATGTCTCTGATGGAAGAGCAGCGTGTGAATCGGGCGAAGATCATCAAGATGGAAGCAGAGGCGATGGAGGCTTCTGCCAACGCGCAGGGAGTGGAAGCAGGGCACAAGCTCGCCGTCTTTGATTCTATGCTCGGCGCGATGAAGCAACACGATGAAGCCCTCCGGGGCCGGATCGAACTCATGATGAAAGCAATGGAGACAGAAAATGACAGATCTACTGAATCGCCTCCCGACGGAGGAGGAATGGAAGGAATGGCTGGAGCATCCGGCGACCTTGGCCTTCCGCCAGGTCTTGAGGCTCCGCCAGTCGGACCTGAAGCAGCAATGGGCTGATGGGCATTTCACGGATCAGCAGCAGTTCGCAACAGCAATTGCCAACGCTTCGGCGGTGGGAACCTGTAAGGCCCTCAAGGATCTTGAGGAATTGGAGTACGACCAGTTAGTAGGAGAACTCAAAGATGACTAGCGCATATGCAATGCAACAGGAGATGACGGGATTGTCTATCCAGACTATACCGAAGGTGAACCAAAGCGGGCTTGATCCACGGGGGCAAGCAGTACTTGTCGCGCCGTATCAGCCGGAGGTTCGAAAGGGACTGATTGAGATTCCCGACGCCGTTGCTGCTTCCACGTACATGCTGGAACAGCGGGCGGTGGTGGTGGCGATCGGGCCGGAGGCCTGGAAAGGCGAAGCTCCTCGCGCGAAAGTGGGGGAGAAGGTGCTGATCTCCCAGATGGCCGGGCACCTTGCCAAAGGGCCGGCGGACGGAAAGCAGTACCGCCTGATCAATGCGCGGGATATCTTCTGCGCGATTGTAGAGGAGGCCGGCCATGACTGACCCAACTGAAGGCCTCGCCTCGGCGGCCCCGCAGGACGTACAGGCCAAGGCTGTTGCTGTCGGCTGGGTTCCCCCGGACCGCTTCAAGGGCGACCCGGAGAAATTCGTGGATGCACAGGCCTTTCTGGATCACGCAAATCAGGTCATGCCGATCCTGCGCAAGAACAACCAGCAGCTCATGGCTACGGTGACTCAGCAGAATCAGGAGCTGGCTCAGCTGAAGAGTGTGGTGGAAGAATCCCGGCAGGCCATTGAGGACCTGAAGGAATTCTCGACCAAGGCGAGCCAGGAAGCGGCGACCCGAGCACGGGCAAACCTGCTGGCGGAGCTGAAGGACGCCAAGCGGGAGGGGGATGTTGACCGGGAAGTGGAAGCCACGGCCGCCCTGTCGGAGATGGATCGAGAGATCGCCGCCGCCAAGGCCGCCCCTGCTAAGCCTGCCCTTCCGGCCCCCAACCTGCCCGCTCAGCCCCATCCGGACTTCCTGGCCTGGGCAGCTGACAACACCTGGTACGGGAAGGACGTCCGCAAGAGTGCCCTGCTGAACGCAGTCGCCCAGGAACTCCGCCAGGACCCCGCCTATGCAGGTGTGGTAGGCCGCCCGTTCCTGGACCTGTGCGCCGCCGAAGTGGCAAAGACCCTTGGCGAATCGTCCAGTCCGGGAAGCAAGACCGAGGCTGGCAGGCCCACCGGGGATCAAGGCGGCGGCTCATCCTCCGCTCCTGGCAAGGGCAAGACCTACCGCGACCTACCCGCAGACGCCAAGGCGGTCTGTGACGCAGATGTAAAGCGCTTTGTCGGGAACGGCAAGGCTTTCAAAACAGCAGATGAATGGCGGTCTCATTACGCCGGCGTCTACTTCGCAGGAGAGTAAGAAATGATTGCAAAACCCAGAAATGACAACCCGGCTAACGCCATTGAAACCTCTGCTATTCCGGACGACTTCGTTCCGATGTCCTTACCGGTGCAGAAACTTGCGGTCCCGGATATCCCCGGATTCCATCTCCACTGGTTTGAAGGTACGCCCAACCGCCTGAGTCAGGCACAGCGCGCTTACTACACCTTCGTGGAGCCGGATGATGTGCAGCTCAGCAACACCAACATCGGGGATGACTTGACTGATTCAGGTAGCACCGATATGGGTACGCGGGTCAGCCTGAGTGCTGGCCGCGGGGCAGTGACAGAATCAGGTCAGCCCCTCCGCCTGTACCTGATGAAGCAGCCGAAGCATCTCTGGGAACATTCCCAAAAGCTGCTTGAAGACAGAAACGAACAGATCGCCGCGACCCTACGGGGCGGCGGACAGCTCACCAGCAACCCGCACGGCCAGGACAACACTTACATCCCTGGCGCTCACCGGCAAGCTGTTGAGAACCTTTTCACTCGGAAAACACGGAGGCCTTAAATGGCAAATGCAAACCGCCCTTCTGGATTCAGTCCCGTCCAGTATTTGAATGGGGCACCTTGGAACGGTCAGGCTCGACTCTACTCGATCGCCGCGGCCTACGGGACTGCGCTCTACATCGGTGATCCCGTTATCAGTTCGGGAACTGCTGATGCAAACGGTATCCCTGGCATCGCGATCGGGGCTACCACTGGCGCCCTGCGCGGCGTGATCGTGGGTCTGTTCAATTCTGGTCAGGCCACCGCCCCGGTTGGAGGTGTTTCCGTTGGCAACATCGTCAACTCGAACATCACCTACCGCCCGGCCAGCGATCCCAATGTTTGGTACGCCCTGGTAGTGGACGATCCCAACGTGCTCTTCGCAGTTCAGGAAGAATCCAACGGGACGCAACTCGCCGCTACGGAAGTGGGGCTCAATACCATCAGCAAGTCGGGCACCGGCAACGGCTACCTGTCGGGCTGGATGATTCCCTCTGCCACAGGCGCAACCCCCAACACGACCGCAACCTTGCAACTCCGCCTCTTTGGCTTGGTACAGGCACCTGCCGGCACCAACGTCTTCGGCGCGTACGCGAAGTGGCTGGTTCAGATCAACGTGCACGAGCTCGGTCATGGCACCGGCGCTGCTGGCGTCTAACAGGAGAACATCATGGCTGGCATAATCAGCACTGCAACCCATCCCAAACTACTCTGGCCTGGGGTCTATACGACCTGGGGTCAGACCTACGACGAGCATCCGGAGGAGTATTCTGACCTGTATCAGGTCATGGATTCCGACAAGGCGTACGAGCAGGGCGTTCAGGTCACTGGCTTCGGGCTTGCCCCGATCAAGAGCCAAGGCGCTCCGGTCACGTATGACTATGAAGCTCAGGGCATCATCTCCACGTACCAGCATATTGCTTATGCGCTGGGTTACATCGTGACGTTCGAAGAGCTGCGTGACAACCTGTACAAGGAAGTTGCGGAGCGCCGGGCTCGCGGTAACGCCTTCGCGATGCGGCAGACCCTGGAAAACGTGGCTGCGTTCCCTTACAACAACGCCTTCACCACCACCTACTTTACCACAGGTGATGGTGCGGCGCTGTGCTCAACCGCGCATGTGAACGCGACGGGGGGAACCTACAGCAACGCCCTCAGCCCGGCGGCCGATCTGTGCGAAGCTGCTCTGGAGGACCTTTGTGTCCAGATCATGCAGACGCAGAACGACCGTGGCCTGTTGATCTCCATCATGCCGCAGAGCCTGCACATCGCTCCGAACGAATGGTTCAATGCGAACCGGATTCTGAAGAGCGTGCTGCAGTCCGACACTGCCAACAACAACATCAACGTGCTGAAGGCGACGAACGCTTTCCCCCAGGGGATCAAGCTGAATCACTACTTCACGTCTGCCCATGCGTGGTTCGTGCGAACGAACTGCCCGGACGGTATGACGATGTTCTGGCGGGATCGTCCCATGTTCGATCAGGACAACGAGTTCGACACGAAGAACGCGAAGGCTGCGAGTTACATGCGGCTTAGCGTGGGTTGTACTGATCCGCGCGGGATCTTTGGTAGTAACGGTCCTTAATGTGATGCGGCCGGGTAATTCGAGGATTATTCGGCCGTAACTCACCCGTTCCCTTCATAGGGGCGGTCATTCCTTCAAGGAGAAAATTGTAATGGAAACACTTGACAAGGCTTCAAATTACCCCAAAGGTTTCATGAACGGCCTGACCGTGCGAGGATTGCCCATCCTGCAGAGTCAGCCCGGTCGAGTCTTCTGGGTAGGGAACAGTACCACGATTCTGCCTGGCTGTACTGGTGGTGCGAACGGAAACCCTGGAACGTATCAGCGTCCCTGGGCTACCTTGGAGTATGCGGTATCGCAGTGTACAGCTAACAGTGGCGACATCATTATGGTCAAGCCGGGGCATGCTGAGACTATCGCAGATGCGACGACACTGACCATGGATGTAGCGGGAGTGGCGATTGTGGGGATGGGGAGCGGCAGCAATCGCCCGACCCTGACTTTTACTACTGCGGTTGCCGCAAACATTCCTGTCAGGGCGGCGAACGTGTCGATCCAGAATTTCCTGTTTAAGGCAAACTTTGCTGACATCGCCAGTGTGTTTACGGCGACTGGCACTAGCACGCCAACGGACTTCGAGATCGTGAACTGCGAATTTCGGGATGGTTCCAGTGTCCTGAATTTCATCAGCATCTTCACGGGGAACGCAACTGCGAATAGCTGCGATGGCCTGTCGCTGTACAACAACCGCATTTCCAGCCTGGGCACCAAGGCAGCAACCACTTCCGTGAAGCTTACTTCAGCAACGGACCGCTTGAAGATAGTTGGGAACTTCGGTTGCTGGGCAGTGCTGAACGATACCGCCGCCATGCTTGCAGCGGGCGCCAACAACATGACCAACTTTGAGTTTGGGCGTAATCGGCTGGAGCGTCCCAACACTTCCAGCACGGGCGGGAGCTTTATCAGCACCACCGCGACTGCCTGGACCGGCCATGCGTACGAGAACTATATGTATCAGCTCGACAACACGGCGGGGATCTGGATCGCCACAGGTACGGGCGGTGCGTTTGGTTTCAGTCAGAACTTCTCCCCGATTACCGGTGCAGTTGACAAGTCCGGTCTCATCAATCCTGCTGCAGTCTAAAAGGAGTATATCATGTCAATGGACGTTTATGGACTTGCTCGGCAGGGACTGGTGTGGAGTGCCAGCACTCAGGCCGGCGTAACCCTGTCGGCACTGTCGACTACCGCTACAGGTTTGATCCTGTGCAACCCGTACGGGTCTGGCAAGAATATCGCCGTGATCCAGGTGGAGTGGGCCTTCACTACCGCTCCAGCAGGTGCCTCGATCGTCGGCATTGCGATGTCGCCGGCTCCGAGCAGCACCGCTGTCACTCACACCACCCCCATCAATCAGATCCAGAATGCCCTGACCTTCGGGTCGGCTACGGATTCGATTGCCAAGGTGGATACAGCGGCAACCACGGTCGGCACTCCTGTGTTTGTGCGGACCCTGGGCGGCCCGACGGCGGCTAGCCAGATCACCCCGCCTTATATTCTGGACGAAATCCAGGGTGCGATCATCCTTGTTCCAGGCACCAGTATCCAGCTCGCGTATGTCACGACAGCCGCGGTTGGTATGGCCAGCATCACCTGGACCGAGTACGCCCCGCCTGCGGTCTAACCTGTGAGGAAGGGAGGGGGATAACCCCTCCCTCAGTTAAATGGCAAACATTGTAGACATTCGCAAGCTGGTTGAAAGTCCCGACAAGGCTACTTTCTATGTGTATCTGGAGAGTGATGGGCTGTCAGGGGAATTGAATAATCAGGTCTTCATTGACCCCACGATCGCTTTTAATCCGGAACTCGCCGCCGGCATGGATATGGTGCTGTGGGAGTGCTGGTACGAAGTACAGAATTTCACGGTGCAGCTTGGCTTCCAGACCGCGACGGACGTGCAGCCAGCTTGGACACTGACCCCCGGCGTGAATTCCTGCCATAAATGGTTCAAGTTTGGCGGGATTCCAGATACCAGTGGACAGAACGCCACCGGGCGGCTGGTCCTGAACACAGTTGGTTTCATCACCCCACAGAACCAGGGCACGATTGTCGTGACTGTCCGCAAGAATAGGAGAATCGTATAATGGTTCCTACCCTTACACAGGTTAATCCCGGTTTTCAGAATGTCGCCTACACAGGGACAGCCGGGACGAGCGCGGCCATACAGTCTCAAGATCCTCTGAGGGCTTGGACGAATGTCAGGTTGCTGGCGACTAGTGATTGCTACTATCTGGTGGTGAATCCGGGGAACAACCTTCCTTCTACAGGGATTGTGGCCAGTGCAACAGTGGGATCTTATCTGCCCGCATTTCAGATTGAGTACATCCGAATCCCTGATAATGCGACACTGAGTGTGGTGCAAGTTGCCGCCGCGGGCACCCTTAACATCAGTGTCATGCGGGATTTGACGCAGCTATGAGTCTCAGCCTGCAACCTTCAAGCTTGCTGAACCCAGCTTATTCCGGGGTTCAGGCGAGCTTGCAATATCTGTTTGCGCAGACGGGTTCACTGCTTCCTAGTAGAGGGACTGCGTTGATCACCTTCACCCGAGCGTCAGCCGGGACATACTTTGACAGCACGGGGACACTGCAGACTGCCCTGACAGATGCCGCCCGCTTCGACTACAACCCCTCTACCCTCATAGCAAGAGGACTGCTGATAGAGGAAGCGCGGACGAACTCACTTCCAAATAATACAGGGGTTGGTGTTGCTGCTGGTTCTCCGGGGACTGTACCTACTGGACAATTCTGGACTTCAACTGGGGGTGTTGTAACGCGCACCTTGTCTGCTGTTTCAACTGAAAACGGAATTACTTTTGTCGAGGTTCGCTTCCAATTCTCAGCAGCAGGATCGGCAACGGCGCAATTTGTTGGTGGCGCTGTTGTGGCAGCTTTGCAAAACCAGAACTGGACGGCTTCCTCTTATGTTCGCATGACAGGAGGATCAACGTCTAATTTGGCAATGATGCTAAACGTAATCGAGGATGATGCTGGCGGAGCGTTCCTAGCGGGGAATGGAACAGCGTTTGTGCCAACCTCTGCGGGACTTGCGACACAAAGGGCCATACACACACGCACACTGACCAACGCCGCAACTGCGTTTGTGTATTCGACAATAACATTTACAGCATCAGCCGCTGCTGACATCACCCTCCGCATCGGCATGCCGCAGCTTGAACTCGGTGCCTTTGCTACCTCAGTAATCCCCACCTCTACCGTCGCCGTCACCCGTGCTGCTGACATTGTCTCCATCACCGGAGCAAACTTCACTAGCTTCTGGAATGCGACTCAGGGGACGCTTGTTGTTAGATCGGCAGTGTCAGCTTTCTCTACAAATAATAACGGTGTGTTTGCGGTTGGCGATCCAAGCAAAGCATTTGGAGCGGCTGAAACACTTTATGACGTGTATGCCACGGGCGCTGGAAACCAGCAAACAATAGGCATTATTACAGGTGGAGCGGCACAGGCATCAATAACGCCATCGTACGCCCCGACCGTTAATACATTCTCAACTCTTGCGGTTGGGTATGCAGCCAACAACGTAGGCGCATCAACAGGCGGTAGTGCGGTTGTTACAGATACCTCGGTAACTCTTCCAACTCCAACGGGGATGTCTATCGGTTCACTGACTCAGGGGTGGAGCGGTGCCGCTTCTTACCTCAACGGCTGGATTTCCTCCCTCTCCTATTACCCGGTAAGGGCTGGCGACACTCTTCTTCAAAGGCAGTCATTATGACAGTTTACCTGAGGTTTACAGACGAAGCTGAGGCGGTGAAAGT